ATGAGTATGCCGTAACTTCTTGAGCATTTCCTGAAGTTTAGAACCTTTATCTGCTATATTTCCGCTGATAATGTTCTCAGCGTTCATCAGCATTCCTTCAGGAGTGTTGCGTGTCCATTTGACGAGTGCCTGTAAACCCTGTGCGTTAGACGTACTTTCCTGACGCAGTTTCTTATAGATGGCCGTAGTCTCTGCTCTGATAGCGCTAGCATCTTTGCCCTCTGCCTCTAATGCTCTTGCCGTAGCATTGTTTGTTCTTGTAAGAGCCATCAATGCATCTATTTCAGACTGTGACAGATTAACCGCATCATCAGCCATTAGACGAGCCTTAAGGTTGTCTACGCCTTCATCACGGATCATATTGAAAGCATCAGTCATAGACTGCTGTTCCGTTTTGTCCTGATATCTAAACTCATTAAGGTCTATATTGGCTGCATACTCTTCGGGAGTAAGGTTTGTTCCTTTAGGAATCGTGTTAGTGGCTAACTGCGAAACCTTTCCGCTAGGCTCGACAGGACCTAGTTCACCTTTAGTAGGAATGATGTCTCCGCCATTAGGGTTGACAGAATCGTCTATCTGGTTTATGTTTAAGTCAGATAGACTATCTACGGCATTTGCCGTTGGTCCAGCAGCTTGCGGGCCGGGTCGAAGCGCACCATTAGGTGAAGCTCCCGTACCGTTTTTGAGCTGCTGGATTTTCATTTCATCGACAACAGCCAAAGTACGGTATTTATTTGCATTGGGTTTAACAGCTACTGAATACGTTACAATGTAATCATCTCCATTTATGCTAAGAAGTTTCTCAAAATAGTCATATCGTGATGCAGATCTCGATTGTTCTTTTGCAACATCTCCACTTCCCACATAATTAGAATCCCTTATGACATTCTCAATATCTTCCATAACGGCAAGTTTATTTTCATCAACTTTTTGCCCAAGAGATTTTGATACTGAGTCTTTATTTACTGTCACATAATAAGGCTTTCCATCAACTGTCAGATTATTTACAGGAGTATCAAACGAGGTTGTTTCTCCAAACAGATCTTCATATATCTTTTTGAGTTTTGATGCAACGCCTTCTCCTTTTGCTCTTGCATCCTCAAGGTTGTTTATTGCTCGATTATAGATGTCTGTTGGTATTTCATATCTTTCTATACTCTGAACTGATTGAGAAGGCAAAATATCACTTCCCGTATATTCAGCGGGTATTTTGGTTATTCTGCCAACATAAGTATTATTTCCATACTTCCAGTATTTGTTTGGTTCCACATAATCATACTTTACTGAAGAGGAATTGTTATTTGGTATCTGTTCGGCAAGATCCTCTACTTCATCAACTGCCTGATTGACGCTATCAATTTTGGCGTTTACATCTATCTCATTCTGTTTAGCAAGGTCAAGCGGATTAACTTCACTTGCCTTAACAGCGTCTACAACTTCATCTGCATTTGTGCCTTTAAGTCTGCCGACTATATTCTTAATGCCATCAACAACATAGGGTATCATTTCCCCGCCGATATTATAGACAGTATTCTCGGTAAGGCTATTCATAGCATCTGCTATAATCTGATCTGTGCTTTTACCTTCCTGTATTCCAGGAATAACTACGTTAGGTACGGTATCAAGAATTGCGTCTGCTATTGTGCCACGCATAACGCTACCGGCCACACCACCGGCTACTGCGTTTCCGTTAAACAGAGCTGTGCCTAAGCCATTAGTAAACGATGTAAGAGCCGGTATCTGTTCCAGAACAGGGCTAAGCGCCGAGTATTCGGCCATAATGGTACTAAGTTTTCCCGCATTTGTGGCAGCCGGGCTTTGTTTTTCTGCGTTATTAAGGGCGCTAGAAAAGTTGTATTCGTCATTAACGCCCATTAACTGATCTACCTTATTTGATACACTTTCTCCAAAAGGAGCCTTAGATATTGCACCGATTGTATAATTAGAGATATCTCTAGCCTTGTTATCTAACGAGATTAAACGCTCGTATTCATCCTGTTCTTCCGGTGTCATCTGAGAACGGATCATCTGTGCTATATTTGGATTGTTAGCGTTATACAGTTCTTTTGCAGTCGGATTGCTTTCAAGATATTCAGCCACAATATCTTTAGCGTGTTTCTGCTCATAGTTAGTCATCTTATATTCGGGATCGAGATACTTTTCAATACTTGCATCTCTACCCATACTTTCAGCGTCATATACCGCATTAATCTGATTCTGTAACGCTCTTGCCCTATTCTGGTTCTGAACATCGTCAAACTGCGATACACGATCAAGTCTGCGCTGTAACTTGTTTACTTCATTCTGCGCACTTTCGGAAAGAGGTTTTCCACCTTCACGCTCTCCGTAAGTCTCTATCATTTCGCCCTTATTTTTGGGCGCACTTTTAGCCTTATTCTCTGCACTCGTCTGCGCCATTTTACGCCCCTTTTCTGCCATATCCGCACCAACGGGCATAGAAGTTGTTTCAGGCTGTTCTGTGCGCTCCTGCGCTCTCTCAGAGGTATGTCTAGCGATAGGCGTACCATTGTTATAATAGTCACGCATACGCTGATCTAAATCGGCCTGGAATCCCTGACCTTTATTTGTTGTGGGGATAGGCTGTACTGCCGGAATGGTAGCCGCCTGCTGAGGCTCATACTCCGGGAACATCTCTGCGACATTTCTGCCGGATGCACTTCTTCTGGGAGTAGAGCGTTCTTCAAGAACGGGTATGGCTGCCGGTGCAACTTCTCTGCGTGTGGTTTGTCTGCTATCGGCCCTATCGTTACGGGGCTGAGACTGTCGCTGTGAGCTGTTAGAATTGCCCTGAGTTCTCTGCTGTCTCTGTCTCGTTTCTTCTCTCTGCTGAGATGTCTGTCTCTGCTGAGTGTTCTGCCTGTTTTCTTCTTCTCTTTTCTTTTTAGAGGTTGCACCTTTAGCCATTATAAAATCTCCTTAAATCGTGATTAGCCTGCCATCTGCTCTAACATAGCAAGATACTTAGCATAATCTGTTACTGAGCCTAAATCGCTACCCTGTCTAGTGTTGTAAAGATCCACACCAAGAGCGTTTTCAGTAGGCGTGTAATTCAAAGCGGCTGCATCCATATTGTTCATAAGCCCTGCAAGAGTGTTTGTATAAGCACCTTCATTTGCAAGCGCTCCAATAGAAGGAACATTAAGTGTGACTGCGTTCATAGGATTACCGCTTACGGATGACAGATTTGCAAAAGCGTTAGCAAGTCCGCTTATGGAAGATCCTGAATAAACACCCATAAGAGCGTTATACAGATTATTCTCATAAGAGTTCTTGTAGTCAGCGTAGTTTGCTTCAAGCTGATTCATAGCGGAAGCGTAGTTCTGCGCCAACTCATTTACATAGTTGGTGTAGTTGTTCTGAGCTGTATTAAACTCTGAATTATACGCTCTGTTAGCGCTTGAAACATTGTTGTTGTAGGTGTTAAGCAACTGAGCCAAGTTCTTAGCAAGAGTGTTGTTAATCGTATTCCGACTATTGCCGTAGTTGTTATACAGATTTGCGAGGCTACTTTCGGTCGCACCACCACTTATACCGGCTGCTGCAAGGTTCTGAGCCATATCACGCTTATTCATCATGTAGTTGATATAAGCCTGAGTAAGCGAATCGTTTGCATCACTCCGCTGTACGCCTTCACCGTAATCGTAGTTTTCCTTCAAAGAGCCAAGAGTAGACTCTAAGTTTTTCCTTAAAGTATCAGCGGTCTTACTCCACTGCGTATCTATTCTCTGATTTGCAGTGTTGTAGGCATTCTGAGTATTGCCTTTCTGGAAGTTGTAGGCATTAGCAGCGTTTTGGAGTGCCTTAGAATAATTGCTGTATGCAGCTCCTACCTGAGCATCAATCATCTGCTGTAACCAATCAGATCCGTCTGCACCATATCCTTCTACTTCGTAGTAGCCATCACCACCATCACTGCCACTACCGCCTCTACCACTCCGGCTGTAACTGCTTGAATAGCTTTCATCCACATTCGGAGTAGCGTCTACATAGCCACCCGAGCCACCCGAGCCACCCTGAGCGTAAGCACTATTAAGAGACTTGTTTGAAATATCAGAGTTGGACGATTTTGTGGCGGTCTGATACATTGACGAAGGACTAAGTTTTTTATTTGTAGTAGTCATCGTCTTTTTTGCAGTAGAGCCTTTTTTGGTTCCGCCTAAAGCATTAGCTTCTGCTGTATACATATCTCGTATCTCCTTTCTTAGATATATGCGCATATATTAAAAAAGGCGTAGCCACCACTACGTCTTGATTAATTGGAGGTTGGCGGAGGGGATGACCGGGGGAATCACCCTCTCCGCTGTTTATGAAAGACAACATAAGCCAAACTGGAGGGTTAAGGCTTTATGAGTATGCCTTCTTTTAAGAGAATCAGCATAGCGGTATTCTGCTTAGCCGATCCTGTGTAGGAATCCGTAAAGTTCGCATTGTAGATTGCCCTTCTGTAAGAGAGGTCGGAGTCGGCTCCCACGGCTGCAAGGGCCATTACGATTGAGTCCGTATCTCCTTCGTACTTCGGGAAGTGTGCCACATGAATATTCTGCTCGTCATACTTCGTGAGGTTGTACTTCTGTACTGTGTTGCAAAGAGTGTTCACATAGGTTGATGATGTAGCCCATCCATCGGCTTTTAGGTACTCCGCAAACTGACGATAGGTTTTAGCATCCCGCAGATTGGCATATCGTTTGGATTCAATGAACGAATAGTAGCCTTCGACTCCTTCGATGTCCGAATCATACGCCCTAAAGTTGTCACGGATATCGGTAAGTGTTCCGGGCGTGTATTCCTCTTTGGTTTTCATATTGACGGATTTGCCCTTCCAAGACTTTCCGCACTTCATCCCGAAATGATTATGATAATCTCTTGCCAGTTTGGATGTAGCACATGCCCCTTCTATGATCGCTTGCGCTATCGTGGTAGAGACAATGGAGTATCCTCTTGCGAATCCTTCACGCTGAATAAGCGGAGCGATATGCTCTATAAATGCTTTTGCTTGTGATGCTGAATATCCCATACTATTCTGCCTTGTTGGAAACGGAATTGAGTTTGATTAAATCTTCTTTTCTGGAATCCATAACGCCATTGTTACCGAGTTCGTGATAAGCCTTGTATGCAGCCATCCACATATCAAGGTCATCATCCTCGATGTAACCCTGTTTCATGTACTTGTGGAAGTCCTGCGTCAAGTCTCTACGCATCATCTTCTGAATAGCGTTAGCAAGGATGTCCTGCTTCTTTCCGAACCTGATACAAGCCTTTGCGAAGTACACCGCACAAGCACATAAAGAAGGCACTCCAAAGAGCGCCAGTAAGTTTACGATATTCCGTATTTCTTCCATTTTACTTGTCTCCCATACCTACGGCTTTTGCGTCAACATATGCCTCACATCCGGCATAAATGGCGGCAGATATAACTGTTAATACCGAACCAACTATCGTCAAGGTCTGATTTCCTGCAACGATGCCGGAGATCCCTGTTCCCAGAGATGCCAACACGGCCGCAATCGTGATCCACATTTTTCTGCTTGATAATTTACTTTTCCAATCCATTGTCTTTGTCCTTTCTGCTTGATGCCTTTTTCTTTATCCACCATATCGCAAAGGTGATGACCGCCTCACTCGTTGCCAAGTTTAGGACACATTCAATGAGTGTGTCTGGTACGGCTTGATAAATGCAAAAAATAACGATCATCGTAATAACAAACACAATGACCGCTATTGCACACGCTATGAGTATTTTGTCTATCGTATTCATTTCCACACCCACAACAAGAGCAACGACACCGCACCCATACCGATAAGTAACAGAAGAAATATGATTGAGCCTATTAATTCAAGCGTCATTTGCTCACGCTTTCCTTTTCAATGGGTTCAACTTGTGCTGTCGGTTGCTCATATAACAACGCTATCGCTCCACATAAGCCATTGATTGTGTCTTTGTTCTTTAATTGTTTTGCTTTATCTTCTATTGTTTTCTGAAAAGCATCTGCGTCTATTAATCTCATTTGCTCACCTCATCCCAACTGTCGTAAAGCCTTGAACATTCGTCACACAATCCCCATTTAGGAACAGGTCTGCCACACCGAGGACAATGCCAAGAGCCGTTATCGTATGTTCCGTCATTGTTCTTGAAATGTTTACAAGGCTTATCAGTATTCTTTACGGCTTTCCAATAATCTCCGTGTTTGCAAACGTGGTATTCAATATCACTATTGCCTACAAAGTCTATTATGGTGTTGTCGTAGTAAATACAATCTTTGCAAGTCATAACGGCTTTCCTGCTGAATAAATCACCAACGCTATCCATACTATGAGCATTATTATGTTGATGAAGATGATTTTGAGGGTATCACTCACTCTGTCGCTTCGGGTTCGGGAGCAGGAAGTCTGTCGATAGTTTCTGTCTTGATTGCTCTGCCGTAAGGGTCAAGAAGTGATACAACGACATATCCTGTCTGTGCGTTGCCACCATACTGTGAACACTTATCATAGAAAAGGTTTTCAGCCTCGGTAAGAGTTTCCTTGCGTGTGATTTCCTCTGCGTTTCCACCGCTCTTATTGAGTGAGAGTACAAGTACATAGTATTTGTTTAACATTGTTTATTTCCTCCTTAAACTTTTTCAAACAAAACATCTGCATAAGCCGCAGTTGCATTAACAGTATACGCTGAACTTAATACATTTTTTAATACCATCTGAACATGGGGACTACTTGCTGTGACATTAGCTGTTAAAACACCACAAGCGCATATACCATACGAACCTGTGAAATAACCAGTTATACCTATAGGCTGATATCCTGTAATATCAGTTCCAGATGGAGGAGTAATTTGAATAGATTTAGCCTCTGTAGCCGAAAATGAAATGGCACTCGTATTAGTATATCTAACTGTCTTAAATCTATTTGAAATAATATTATTTCTATTAAGTTCTGCAAACTGTTCAGCCATTTAGTCCACCCCCTTTACTTTGATATAAAATGCTGTTGTCGGAATTGCTGACGCATAGAGATAGATGCAAGGCACACTATCGTCAACAGTTGCATACTGTAAAAGGTTGTATGCGGTCTGCTGTGCCGATGTTGGAAGTGTCGAGCCGTTTGAGCCGATGTCAACTGTCGGACATTCAGCGTATGCGTGAGCTACCGAAACAGCCTTCTTGTAAAGCGTAACGCCACTCTGAGAAGTGGTATCAGTAGACCAATTCTGCAAGTCAACCTCAAAAGTAGTTACAGTGTTCTCATCCTCTAACGCTCCTACACTCGTGTCAAGCGTTCCGATAGCTGAATCAAGTTTCGTGCTATCGCCTGAGTTCATATCTATATCAGATCCATACAGCGTAACATTGTTTCCGCTCTTGCCGTTTACAACTGTCGGATTACCCTGATCTCCCTTATCTCCTTTAGGAAGGACAAAATCAAATACCGCTGCGGTTGAAGTTCCGACATTGGTTACGCTCGCTGTCTGACCGCTTGTGACTGTACCAACTGCGATAGTTCCTGCGTTTCCTGTATCACCCTTATCACCTTGTTCAAGAGTAAAGTTAAGAACGGGATAATCGGCTGTACCTGATATCGTTACGGCTGACGGAGAGCCTGTCGTTACTGTTCCGATGGAGAGTGAAGGTGTTGCACCAGTATCTCCTTTAGAACCTTTAAGTTCTCCGATGTTTACCCAAGCGGAAGTATCGGGGTCCCAAAGATATACATAACCTAAAGTATCGTCACCAACAAAGTAAGCATTTCCTCGCTGTCCTGTCGGATGTGCTGTCTGCAAGTCTGCAAGTGTCGCATACGTTCCTAAAAGAGTAAGTCCAGTACCAGGATCACCCTGATCGCCTTTAGGAAGCACGAAGTTGAATACGGCTGCATCTGACGTACCACTGTTGATAACGCTTGCCGTTGCACCACTCGTTACTGTTCCGACTGCGATTGTAGCTGCATCTCCGGGATCACCTTTAGGGAGTGTAAAGTCAAAGATTGCATCGGTCTGTGAACCGACATTTTGCACATCTGCTGTCTGCCCTGCCGTTACGTCACCGATTGTAATTGTGGCAGCCTTACCGGGATCACCCTTTTCACCGGGCTGGATGAGTACCTTAGTTATTCCATTAACGGAATCATCCTGAATGGTTACATTGTTTGAGAACTGTAATTTACTCTCCTGAGTGTAAATCGTTCCGCTACCATCCATTATTCTGTGACCAGAAGATGCCGTACCGCTCCAAGTAGATCCGCCATCGCTTGACACCTCAATAGCCATATCAGCATTGAGACGCATATTAGTTATGTCGTTTGACTTGATTGCCTCATCAATATTGGAAGCGTCAAGTTCATCCGACAAGTCATTAAACTTAGGCACGATAACGTCAAGCGCTATCTCATCAAACTTTTCCTGAATGTCCGTAGTGCTTAAGTTCGGAGTATCAGGAAGTCCGATAACACCCTTTCCGGTTAAGTCGGCCTGCGTGATTTTCGTATAACTCATCTTTGCTCTCCTTATCCCTTATAGTTGCCGTTTTCTACATACTCAAACGCTATGTTATATAAGCCGAATGGCTCATCAAGTTCACCATTTACAAGCCGTAATCTAAACTTGTCTACCTTCTTAACCCTTACCTTCGTTGAGATGGTATGCTGTGTCCTATCTCCGCTAAATGACAACTTGCTAAATACAAGATGGCTAAATGAAAGATATCGGCCTGTTGTATCATCCGTCTTGATGAACTGCCACAAACCTCTGTTCATAACCCATATGTCAACTGATGTAGCAAGAGCGGAGTCAAGGCGGAGTGCTATGTATCTGAGCGTCTTGTTCTTGTAGAACAGTTTTCCGTCTATGTCTGGTGTTTCCCATATGGCCTCTATCGGCTCACCATCGTCACTGTAGGAGGCAAGAGCATACTTGTCTGTGAAGAATCTGCATATCCTTCCGTCTGCTGTTCCGAAGAATAAATCCTCGTTCTGCTCCCACATAACCCTTGCGGGCATATTCGTTCTGTAGAATCCTGCATACTGCCTTGTTGAGTAAGGCATTGACGGATCTGTTCTGATAGGCTGTAAGCCATCAAGGATGTAGGCTACATTGTTCAGGCATAGCCAGTACATATCCTTATGCGTATAGCCGTAAGCATTTTCAAGGTTTGCCTCTTGCAAGAGTTTTCCGTCAAGGAAATAACTCCTATTCTGTGCGTACTTCTCACCAGTAATATCCTGAGCCGTAACCGCATACACACCCTCTCTTGTAAGGAAAAGCGGTTCGGTTGACAAATAGGCAAAAGAAAAAGGAGCAATCGCTCCCGCCCCTTGAAGTGTATTGATTATCCTGAATGAAGGCTTGCTGTCTACCAAATCGCCTTCTCTGAGTATGATGTTTTGGTCTTTCTCCATCCAGTCCTTGTGAGCTGCGAGATAGTTTGAAATGATCGAATATCCGATTATCGCACTACCCGAAGTACCAAGCGCTGAATAGCCAGTATCAGGGAAGTAGGTCAAATCGCTATACCCTGAATACCAGTCGTAGTTTATCCTTTCGGGATTTCCTGAAACGAACAGTCTGTCCGATGCACCATTCACTCCGTAAAGGATTCCGATAGTACACTTGTTTATTCTGTCCGAATATCCCGCTACCGTTCTGTATGCCGTAATCTTTACGTTATCTTCGCCGGGTACAGGGCTTGTGCCGGGGGCGTTGTTGAACGTGATAACGCCAGTTGTCGCATTAAATGAGAACGCTGTTGTCTGCGTCCACACTCCTTGAGCATTAAGCAGATAGGCTTTAGGCGTAGTGTTGTCAAGATTAGTGAAGGACATATGATAGTTCTTCTCACTTGTCACACCCGCAAAGGTTTCCGTGAAGGCCGGAGTAAGAAGGTTTAAGTCCTCATAAGGCGTTCCACCACCATCGGGAGCCTTTGCGATCGTAAGAGTAGGCACATATGCGTTGTCCTCTACCTTCTGTACCTTATGAATGTTTCCTTCTTCGTCTATGTAGGAGCCGTTTGTACCATCCACATAGCCATTCGTCATTGTAGAGTTAATGACGCTTGTATGAGTGCCTTCGTACTCTGTTACGCTGTCAGATGCCGTAAACTCAAACACACACTCATAATTTCCATAAGTGTTTGTAAAAGCGTAAGTATCGACATCCGAAAGAGTGATCGTAGCCGTAGTGCCATTGTAGGTCACATCCAAGTTCTTACAAGCAAACGGCATATAGAAATTGACTACATCGTTATTCTTGAGGTTGAGCGTTTCTGTATAGGTATCAGCATCAACCTCTGTCGTGTGCTTTCCTGTAGAGGTAGTGGCTCCGCTCGCCTCAGACCACATCACAAGAAACTTCTTTCCATCAAGCATATACAGTTTGTTCTTTTGATTAGTCTTATCCTCAAACTGCCATGCCTTGCTTCTTGTGTTGTTTGCGCTTGTGTAGAGAAGGATGTCATTCCAGAAGATGCTCTCTCCTGCGTGGATGAAGCCTCTTTCCTCTCCCCTCAGCATGTGATATCCGTTTATCGGTAAAGGATCATCGTTACTGTCCTTGTAGGTTGCAACAGTTTCATATCCCATACATTTACGGACTTTGCCGGGAACATCACGGATCATATTAACGGCATTGGGGCTTTTTTGTTCATCTACGTTTGCGGGGCTGTTTGTAAAGTCGCATCCCTGAAACGTATCTATTGTCAATATGCTTTTCTTAGGACTACTAGGTACTTTGAATGAAACTGCCATATCTATTCCTTAAATCCATCCAGTGACGGATGTGAAATGTTCTGATGAAGGGGCGCTGACCGATTTAGTCAATCTCTCGAAGGCTACCTCAAACTCGTTACGGTAAATAGTGGCTATGCCGACATCATCATCCTTATAGAGCTGTGATGCCATATACAGTGGCATAAGCGCCGCTACTTCGGGATCGAGTGCAAGAACCGCATCATCGGGCGTATCAAGTGTTATCTGCGGGGGATATGCCTTGTAATAGACTTTGTAATTCCCCGGCTCATCTCTAGGAATAAGCATTATCTTAAAGCCTTCCTGGAAATAATCGCTTGTTGCGGTATACCGGGAGCGGGTTATATCCCCCTCGTAGATAACTGTTTCAGGATCGACTAAATAAAAGTCATCGACTAATTCAGTCAAATCATATCTTGTGTACTCGTTGTAAGGCTGTATATCCGCATCAGAAGCGTAGTCTGCACTATACAATGCAAAGTTCTTCAAAGCGAAGGGATAATCGCCTACAAACGTCACCTTAACAAGTTCATCGGCTGTATTAGATACTAGATACTTAAAGGGAGTAAAGCCTGATGGAGATTCAAGTTCGACAGGTGTTCTCGTAATCTCACCGACTTGAATAGTCATTGTAGCCTTTCCCTTTAGTTCAAAGTACATAGAACGTGCTTTCTCAGCAGAATACTCGATAGTGCCACGCTCTACGCTATTGATGTTCTCTCCGTTAGGAACAAGGTTCTTAACAGGGATATGAGCTATATCAATGCTCCTTATGATAAACTTGCCCGCTGTTGCAAGCATCTGTAACGCTTCATTAGCAGCGCCAGGCATAGCGGATATATACTCTCTCGTACTGTTGTCAGTAGGAATAGTTGTAGATCCGTTATTCGTTGCATACAATTTCTGCAACGTTTTTAACTTTATGTCACCCCATGTAATAGTAGGTAATGCCATATCTTTATCCTCTTAAAGACCTAACTTCTCGATGATGGCTTTCTTCATAGCCATTCCAGTTCCTTTTTCAAGGCCCAACTTGTCGCATACTCTTTCAAGCTCTGCGTTGTTAAGTCTGTTGATCTCTGTTTTGGTGTACTTTACAGCGGGAGCAGGAGCATCTTCCTTTACTTCCGCTTTTACTTCTTCTTTCTTGACAGGCTCAGGTTTAGATGCCATCGCTTCTTCGTAGGCATACGCTTCGCCAGTGTCTATCTTGATTCGCTTTGACTCATAGCCACCGGGTAAAACCTTTGTGACTTCATATGTGCTGTACCCTTCTTTGAAGGTATCTCCGACTTTAAGTCCAGTAGGTATCATATTCTCTCTCCTTAAAGGAAAGCCCCGACACCCCAATAATGAAGTGCCGGAGCCTCACATAGCCGATTATGACAGCGTAGTACCAACAGTAGCACCACCAAGGATTACATGGCGCCAGTTGTTAGCACCGATACTAAATCTTGCGTAACCGTTGTAGATCAGGTTGCGTGAATGAATGTCAACGTCATTCTTCACATCAAGAGCAACTCTGTCATAGAATACAGTTCCGTTATATGCCTTGTTAGCCTCATCAGACATAAGGATATAAGGTTCTGTTCCAGAAGCAGCCTCCCAAAGAGGATCTACAACAAGCTGCCACATACCCTTCTGAGTGTTGATATCGTTGTTGTTGGAAGCGATAACACGGTCAGAAGCGATGAGTCTCTTGATTGTTTCCTCAAGGCTCCAGCAGTTACCGGGAACGATAATCTTGTTGAAGGTGTAGCCAGTTACGTTGCCAGACTCATTCTTGAAGTTACGTCCGATAGAAGCCAGTCTGATAAGGGTAGACGAGCTAAATGCGTTCGTAAATACGTTAGACTGTGTAGCAACATCAGCCTTAACAGAAGAGTGGTCAGTAGCAAACAGACCCTTGCCATCACCAGTTGTACGGTCAAGACCAGTCTTGGAGCCGTAAACGAAGGTAGAACCTTCTGCGGAGATGAAGTTCGTTGCGAACTGGCAACGTGATCTCTTGTAGGAATTAACAAGCTCACGAGCCATAGTTTTCATGCCATCGATATCTCCGTCATCGTTCATTTCCTTAGTCATGTGTACTTCCTTCGTGAAAGCACTGTGAACGATCAGCTTAGGAGTACCTTCCTGGAAGTCATCAAGAGCAGCGCTATCGCCCTCGTTGGTGATTTCCATGTTTCCAAGAGAAGTGAGTGAACTCTGCTTCTCAGCATACTTTTTAGATTTCTTCTCTACTGCGATTTCGCCTACGATCTGGTCGTACTGAGTTTTCTCAGAATCGGTATCAAGAAGAACTGCATTGAGGACCTGAGCCACCGGCTTCCAAAGGTCATCATTCAGCGCACTGTTTTTTGAAATTGTAATAGCCATAGTGCTTATCTCCCTTCGAATTATTCAAACTTAACTACTACTTCGCTACCAGAGGTAGTTCCCATTGTCTCGATGACAGTAGCAACACCGTTTGTAGTGGTAGAGGTTACAGATGCACTATCCGTGTGGATAGTAACCTTTGAGCCGACAGTAAGAGCACCATCAACAGCCTGTGTGGTTACATACTCCTGATCGGGATAGATAGGCTGTACTGCAACTACATCAGCGGTAGTCTTTGTACCCTTCTCTACAACAACGTAGGTAGGCATAGCAGTACCAGAAACCTTAGTGATCTTGCCGGATACGATAGCGGCAACTTCGCCAACTGCAAAAGTAGCAGCAGCAGAAGGGAGTTCCTTTATGATGGGGGTATTACCCTTGTCCATCCTTTTTAACTTGAACATACTTATTTCCTCCTATAGAGTCTTGTTATACAGTTTCTTTAGTTCGGCCGCTGACTTATTAGGAAATGCCTCTTTCCACATATCCAGTTGTGATACAGGAATATCTGCTCCGTCATCAGGTGTAGCCACACCATTGACAGGATTAAGATGGGATTTCCCTTTAGCCTGATTAATGGCCTGTTGCGTTATAGCCGCCTGTTTCTCACTGCTCACTTTTCCGTAGTTGACGATTTTATAGGCGGAAACAAGGTCAATGTTTCGGTTCATAGCAAACTGAATTACGTCTGGTGGAACGTTATCAAGTGATGTTATGCCTGGATCAAGTTGTCCCAGTTCCGCTATATCAGCGTTAATCTGTGAAAAGGTAGCCTGAGCCTTCTGCTGTTCTATAACGGCCTGTGCCTGACGTATAACAGGATTGTTGTTAATGAAGTTATCCAGTACAGAGGGATCTACTCCGTTCTGCTGTAACTGTTCTTTAGCCTTCATTTCTTCCTGTGCGTCAAGCGCTGCGAGGTAATCTCGCTCTGAACGAATAGGCTGTCCGGTTTTAGGATTCTTTAAGTGACCAAAACGTCTGGCATATTCAGCATCTCTTGCCCGCATTTCAGCTTCAGACTTCCTCCGAGCTGCTGCTGCGATGGCGTTCACGTCAACTGTCTGCGTCTGTTCTGGCTCCTGTTCCGTAGCCTCTGTGGTTTCTTGCGACTCCCCCTGTTCAGCGGGTTCAGGGTTTTCTACGCTTTGAGTGTCATCAACATCTGTGGTATCCACATCAGTCGTAACTTCCTCGGTAGTGGTAAGATTTTCCATTCCGTCCATATTCTGTTTTCCTCCTTGGGTTTTTACGCTTCTCCTGCGAAAGTTTATATATATGCATTAAAAAAGCGCCTCCGTTTAGGAAACGCTCTCTTAACTCATTTATTCAGTAGGCTCCGCATTGAGCGGTATCTTTTCTTCGCCTATCTCTTTTTGGAAGTTCCTGCAGTTCTTATTCCTGCAAGAGTATTTAATCAGCATAAACATATCGACCTTATCATCTTCCATATGATAGCCATATGAGGTCTTGCTTATAACTGCTTCTATGTTACATACCGGGCATACCATTCGGGATTCCTCCTAGTGTTTGCATCTGCTCTGCTTCCATCTGCTGTGTCTGTGCCTGCTGTTCCTGCTCTGCCAGACGTTCCTCAATGACACGCTTAATCTCTGCGGCATGAGGATAGTCGTTACGCTCCTGTTCAAGCCAGTACAGATATGCGGTCTTAAGGTCTCCTAAGATACCAAACGCACCGCTCTGTAACTTCATATCAGCCTGATTCCACATAGCCTCTCTGTTAACCATGAGCGTAGATGTGGGATCTGTCTCAAAGATAAACTCATCATTCCAGTAAGGAACACCCGCCTGATCTATCTTCAGGAAGTCCTTTTTATCGAAATGAGAGTAGTTAATGCTTCCGTCTGTATTCGTTGATATGACAGGAATAGGCTGGTCTGCATAAGCAAGAGCAAACTTGAACATCATTTCATACAGTTTTGCGTAAGCGTCATTCTTCATAACACGCTTAGATTCCAGTCTGCCCGCTGCCTGATTGATTGAATACTGCTTAGCCGTTCCTGAAAGAGCTGAGCTATCGTATTTACCCTGAAAACTATCGGTAATACCAAGTGTTGACTTAGCCCACTGGTAGTTTTCTTCAAGGACCATACGATCCTGTGAGCAATCGGCCTGTACTGTGATAACATCTATCAGTGCTTTATCTGCCGGATTCTCTACACGGATAACCTTAAATTCTTCATCTGTTGTCTCAACTCCCAAAGAGCGGGGCAGTGTAACGTATGAACCACCCTTCAAAAGTTTCTCGTTTATCTTTGATCCCAGCTTTTTGACGGTTTCTTGCTGATCTCTTATCGCATTTACGTCTGAAAAGCCTAACAAGTGTCTATCTCTTGATATATTCTTGCGTAAGATAAGTGGATAAGCGTCAGGCTTGTAATAATCAACATCAATCTCTTTTTCTTCCTGAGATTGCTGCATCTGCCCGGTCATAGGATCAATTTCTATCTTTTCTTCAAAGATTTTCAGCTTTTCAGTGGGATCTTTTTCCTTCTTCCACTTCTTAGAACCGCAAAACTCGCACTCTTTTTCGTTTCCTCGTCTCGGTTCACCGCATTTAGCGCAGACTTCAAGGATTCGGGCCTGGTAATCATCCATATCTTCAAGTGTTATGTCGCCGCACCACCTAAAAAGTCCGATCCCGCCATCGTTATTCTTGTAATATGCCGTGATAACAGTGACGAGATCATCACTAGCGGCCCCTTTTCTGATGTCCAGGTCCGTTTCTTCCTCGGTCTGAACGTCTTTATCGAACCGGAGCTTGACATATTCCTTAGTCTGAGACGTTCTTGTAAAGATGTAGTCCATCTGAGCCACATCCATAACGCCCGGCTGAGGTATAACATTCCTCGGATGGAGTGTTGAAACGGCAAGATCACCGATATTGCAGTGAAATCCCTTAGTGTTATCCCATTCCACAAGGAAGAAATCGCCTCCCTGGATAGGAACGATACGCTCTTGAAGGTCATTCATCTGCTTAAAGCCTAAGTATCTGACCTCGTTTTCAAGAAACTTCTCTATTTTGTTTGCTAATTCCTCATCTTCTGCGTGAATAGCCGTAACTTTCGGCATAGGAACAGAAGTGTCAACCTGAGATTCTATAAGCTCATAGACTATGTTGCGGACATTGATAGCCTGCTTAGGGGCCATACTGTTCTTGTTGGGGCCGTATGAGATTTTAGTACCTTCGTAGTATTCCTCATTGATATCCATATCCTTGAGGACTTCATCATACTTGCTCTTTGCGGTCTCAAATTTGCTCTGCCACTCTTTGAGTTTTTTAGTTGCTTCTGGATTTTTAATCTGCTCCATAGTCCTTTTCAGCCAGTTCATAACCTAGGCTCTCCTAACTCTCTAACCATCAGCTCTTTTATTTCACGGCTTGCGTGTTTGTAATCTTCTATTAAGTCCTCCCTCCATTTAGGACGATCATCTTTCTCTCTATCAGGAAGGGGTGCTCTAACCCACCAAATACAAAAGCAGCGTAGTGAATCGACATCGTGTGTCAAATCATGCGGCTGCTTTGCGTAGATTTTAGGTTTATTCTTATCTTTTTGGATCTTCTGTAAACATCGGATGAGGTTTGGCGCTGTTCCTTTTAGGAAGGTCAGTGCCGGCCTGTGTCCATCTTCGGGAACCCTTAACCATTCCTTCATCGCCATACATCCATTAAACAGGTCATTCGATGTCTTTGTAAGGATTATTCCGTTCTCTGCGAAGATATCAGCAACGGATTTTCCCGTTTCCTGCCTTCTGTTCCATAAATCAGGAGGGGCAAGATAACTGTCTATGTATTCATCTGAGCCTATCCGGTTAATGGCTTCGGCCGCCTGAGAAACCGTCATATCAGATGCGTCAAATTCTCGGTAGACCTGAGCATTTCCGAAGATGTCAACGCTTATCCAGTGCAGAGACAACATATCAAGTCCGTAGTCGATTGACACATAGCGTTTCAGTTTTCCTGAAAGCGGTTCATCTATTTCGTGCGTGTCCTTCTTCACTTCTGGGAAGTAGGCTCCGCCCGGAACCATAAGGGCTTCCTCGATAGTGGCGGGGTACTCTGCTGTGATTAAATCTCCCAACGCTCGTCTGGTCTGCTCGTACCATTCCTTATCCCTTCGGGGATCTGCACTCCACGGAATAAATATCTTGTTAAATCCGTTATCAGGATCGGTAAAGATTTCCTCGAATAGAGAACCACGCTCTATTGTCGACAAACCGATGACCTTACCGCCGCCCGGTCTGTTTATCGTAGGAAATCCTGCTTGCCATATCTCTCTTGCGAACTGCTGGAAGGCCCACTCGTCAAATATTATCAGGTTAGCCGTAAAGGAACGGCCTACTCCCGGAGATGAAGGGAACGCTTGAAATTTACTCTCCTGTCCGTTTGGGAACACAATCTTGACTGTAAGGGCTGTACCTTCGAAGATTGCACCCTTCCAATTAACAGGAAGATAATCCTTATCGGCTACTATCTCAGGCATATAGGTAAATATAACCTTTAGCCTTCTGACAAGTTCTTTTGCTTCTTCTTCTGTTCTTGAAAGTCCGATCACTGTCTTGCCCGGACTAATCAAGGTATGCGCTGCTATATGAAGTACAAGCCACGAAAAACCTAACTGCCTGGCCTTTAGGATTACGTTCCATCTATGGCCCATTATGGACTTCAATGCCTCTCTCTGTTCAGGCCACATATTGAAGGGCTGTATCAAGTCCTCTGCGTCTTTATCCTCTATATGGCCGTAGGTATCAATGAAGTATTGAATGTTTGTCCGGCAGTATTCTATTTCCTTGTCTCGTAATTCCTGTATAGTCGGCATACAGTTACCAATTAACTACTCCGCTTCCTGTTATGTTGCGTTGTCTCGGCATAGGCTTTCCGCCCATCTTGTCATACAGTAAGGATTCTACAAGAGCATCCCTATACTGTTGCTCTGCATCAAGCCTATCGTTCTCCATCCTGTTGTATGCAAGGTTGCCTATCTGATTAATGAGATTCCTTTCAGGAACAGTCATTCCATTAGCATAGTAAATCGCATTTGCATCAGGGCCGGACATCTCATTGTTTAAAGCGTTCTGCGTAAAGAACCTATTGTAATCTCCTAAAGTATCGTAGTATTGAGCGTTTTGTATAGCGTTCCTTCCGCCTGAGCTATATTCTGCTCTCGGAGAAGGGAGAAAACCGTAATCGTCATACATGGCATGAGTTAAAGCCTGCGGCTGCTCAGCTACAAAATCTATCGGATTGCCATTCCCTCCTAACAGGGAAGGTCTAAGTTCCGCCTCATTCTGTCTAGGAGATGCCTCTGCTCTATCCCGATACTGCTGTACTAACTTCTGTTTAGTGTCCTCACTCACAGGAGTACGATTTTCATTACTATTCGCATTAGTATTCTGTTTAGTCTGCTCATCTCTCTGTTTCTGCTGCTTCTTCATTTCATCTCTCCTTTTCCGAAAGGATAAGATATCGGTTGTTATGTTGGCCCAGGGAAAATTTATAAAATTTTCTGAGGGGCTTTATTATATCTAATAGGAGTCAGCCCGCTTTTGACACCGGGGGTGGGTACCCGGGGTATATACTGCCTGCTGCCGGCTGGACCTGTATAGGTATACACTGTATAAAAATAAAAAAAATAGCAGCCCTTTATGATCTCTGGACTACTAGATATAGTGGTGTATGATCTCTCAGTCTATATGTTGTATCTGTTTAGTAGTGGACTACAATATCTAGATACAAGCACGCCGATAAATGAACATTTAACGGATAGCTCGTATGTTCTACAAACAGGCGTTCTATTATCCTGTTAATCTTTTACTGAGCTTATCTATTAATGATCTATCTGCATCGGTCATTATCTCACCGGTCAGATCAATGCTGCTCTTACTTTCGGGCTTATATCCCGCCGTGTCTCTGACAAACTCCGCACACTTAAAGGAACCATTCTTTGCGCCCTGGATCATAGCTGCAAGGATTAAGGAACCATAAGTATTATCTATCATCATATCTGTATCATCTAACGTTTCAGATATAACCTTGTTAGATACTACTTGTTCTAACATAGCTTTAGCTAACTCATTAAAGTTCTTTTTCTTCTCTATGTTTTCTCGTCTACTTTCGTTAGCTTTCTCTATGATCTTTAACCGTTCTTCTCTTGTTCGCTCTCTTAAGTCTATGAGATTAGATGATCCTATCTCTTTACCATAAAACCATTTATGTTTTTTATAACTATAACGTGCTTTAGTACCATCATCAGTCATACCGGAAATAAATAAACCATCTTCTGACTGGATGCAATCATAAATAGTTATATTTCGTAAAGGATCAAAGCAGGATTGATTACTGTCTATAACTGGATCATCATTTTTGTCAGTGATAGAGATTGTATTTTCATTTATCGGATTATAGATATCACTCATAGTATTAATGATCCTCCTTCCTGCTAATTTTAGGCAATAAAAAAGAGCTATTAAAAGCCCTTGTTTTTATTTCTAGTTATTCCTACATGATACACTATAACACAATATCTAGTGGTTGTAAAGTATTAATTTTACGCTATCTTGTATATCTAAACAGTTAATATATTCACTATTCTATTAAGAGATAAAGTGAATGGTGGTTAAGTTTTAGAAAATGAAGTATATTTAAACTTTTCTTCGTTCAAATATGCGATAACTTCCGCATAATCATCCCTGATATTCTGCTCATCTTCCGGATCAGCGTTGATTATTTCGTGAAACATCTGGATTTTTGCCTCGTTTGCGTTGCTTGTTAATGCGTCAAACGTGATGCCAAAACGATCCACGCAAAATTTGTTTGCCATTTCATCTTTTAATGATTGTTTGCTTATAAAATGACTTGTCGGTCGCAACAACGCTATATTGTATAGTTCAACACCAGTCTTTTTATAGAGTTCAATAGTATCCGCCTCTTCTCTCATGAGTAAATTATGATTATTTTTCGGTAACTCCTTAACAACAGAAAACAAAAGAGTATATCCAGCATCATAATCTTTTTGAAGTTCTTTGTTCTCGTGGTGCTTCTTTTCTAACATAGCAAAATGTTGCTTTTGTCTTTTTCTCATATTAAAAGATGAACCTATATAAATTTTTCCTGTCTCCTGGTTCTTTATACAATAAATACCGGGAGAAGCTGGTATTTTGTCCATTTTATTCTCCTTTATTCCAATAAGACAAAAAATCAATAATGTCTGCGTCACTGTGTCCGTGATCTTTGAGCCATTCCACACAATGAGAGATTACAAAATCAGGTATATTTTCTCCGTCTTCATTTTCTGTTATTTGCTTGTCGATAGCATCTAAAATAAAACCTTGTAAACTCTTTCCGCTTTCTTTTGCTGCTTGTCTGATCTTCTCCCCTATCGGTTTCAATGGTCTGATGCTGATATAGTCGCATTTTGCGTTGTAGTTGTCGTTGTTTCTTCTTTTTGCTTCTGATACTGGCATATTATCGCCTCCTTCCTGAATCCTATTATATCTTTATATCTATATACACGCAACAGTGCAACTTGCACAAGCACGCCACAGTGTTTTTGTGCAAAACGGAGAATACACGCAACAGTGCTTGACAGGCTACACGCAACAGTGTATCGTGTGTCTTGTCAGCAGGAACGCTCAGCAAAGCGAAAGGAGGAACCCGCAAATGCCGAGCAACATCACCTTAGCTCGACTGATTCACTATCTCAAAAAGAAAGGTTGGAGCGACACAGAAATAGTTAAACTCATCAACTATCTCACAACCGGAAAAGAGAACTGAATCAAAAACCTTTGGCGGTGGAAAGGTTAAACCGCCAAACATAAACAAAAGCAATCCGCAAGGAATAAGGAGGAAACAACATGAAACTTTACGAGATCAAAACAAACACACAGTACAACAGCAACGAAATCTATTTTGCAGAGAAGCCCAGTGAGGCAACAAGGACAGCACTCAAGGCCCTTAAGTTCAGATGGAACGGACAGAAGAAATGCTGGTACGGTTTCGCAAACGTAGACAAGATCAATGAAGCTTTAGCATCTGAAAAGGTCGCAATCATCCCCGATTCTTCCTTTGTTGATGGTGGCGGATTATATGACGGATGGGAAGGCGGAAACAATAAAACCTGGCACGATGACAAGGAATTAAAAGCACATCTGACCGCAGATTTCAAAAAAGCAGGAATTAAAGCATCAATCAGATTTAACAGAGCCGGATATTTAACAAGCATCACCTGCACGATGACAATCAAAGAGGACGAGATCAAGAGCCTTGAAGAATATAAAGAGTCATTTGAAATAGATAGTTGTTGTCACTGGCTCAATTATAAGGATGAATACGGAGTGCGCAGGGACATTGGCAGAGATGCTTTCTACGCGTTGGAAGATCCCGAAAGAACGGAAATGCTTAATAACATCATGGAAACAGAATACGAAATGGCAGTAAATCGCCTGACATGCTCGGGAACAAGCCACAGCGACTACAAGCAAATCTTGAGAACTTCGGCCGCTGAGCGTTTCGACCTTCTCCAAAAGATCGTAACAAGTTACAACAGGGATTGCAGCAACAGTATGGTAGATTATTTCGATCGTGACATCTATGATCACTACTGCTTCAAAATCGCATAAACAACCACAACGACCCGCCCCGGAGGTTACGAAGGCAAGGAAGGACAGACAATGAGAGACAATATCAAGATACAGCAGTTAGCAGAACGCATTTACAACTATGTTGATCCCTGGGATAGAGACTATGAGACAGTCGATGACATAGCGAACGACATCAAGAGCGATCCCGATTTAATCATCGAATATCTGATGGACCTACTGACAGAGGCGTAAAGGAGGCGGAGACAATGACAGCAGCACAGACAGAACTCAATCAAGTAAAGCGTGAAGTATATGATTATTTGTTCTTACAGTTAGGT